AACTGACAAACAATGTAACTAACACTAAAGTTGATATATAATAAAATACTAAACATGAAAGATCACTCTAATAAGATTTTGATATAAGTAAACACTGCTAACGAGCACCCAATTTTAATCAAGCTATAAATTAACAAAAAATTAACAAAAATTAACAATATATGGAACATACACCAGAACCAGACAAACCAATCGGTAAGTCAGGACCTAAACTTAAAAAAGACAAGATTTATCAGACTAGTGATTTGGTCGATATGATTGTTGAATGGAAGAGTCAAGGTTTACCACACTATAGTATAATCAGGAATATAGTGGCTCTAGACTATAGCACTACTTATGCTTATCATCTTATTCATAGTGCTATGCCAAGAGTTCAAGAAGTCTTAAAGCATATTGCAGTCAACAGACTAGAATCAGTTATAGCAGAACTTGAACGTACTAAACAAGATTGTCTAGATGAGGGAGATAAAGCAACTGCACTTCAATATACAAAAGAAATTAACAAAATGCTTGGACTTGATGCTACTAAACTAGACATAACTTCAGGTGGTGACAAGATCACACAAATCTCAGTAATTAAATTAACAGAAATAAAAAACAAAGAACATGAAAACGAAAATGAAAATTAAAGAAGAGTTCCTTCTAGACAACCTATCGATTACTAAAAACTTACCTACTATTGGTAGAGTAACATGCAAACCAGCTCTTATTCACTCAGATGACTACTCAAAATGGGCAGATCTTGGCTTTAAAGACATATTTGAAGAAGTTATAGAAGAAGTTATCGAAACTGTGTTTGAAGCTATAGTTGACAAAATCGAAGATATCGTTGATAACGTTAGAGATAAGAAGAAGAAGAAGCTCTAATACCACCAGACGCACACCACACACTTTCTAGCACTACTTCTCCACCAACCAATATAAACTATAATATGAGTGAATTAAACATACGACACACTAAAGTCTTTACGAAGAACTACGAAGCTCTACTAGATAAGGGCGTTAAGTATGTGATAAATCAAGGTGGTACTAGAAGTAGTAAAACCTGGTCAATAACACAAGTCTACATAGTTTACTGTCTCTTAAATCCCAATAAGAAAGTGGCTGTGGTTCGAAAGTTTAATGCTTCACTAAGAGATACTGTGATTGCAGATTTCTTCTCTATAATGAGGGATATGGATTTGTTTGTTGACAAGTTTTGGAAGAAGGGTGCTAGTGAATACCACTTCCCTAATGGGACTGTAGTAGCTTTTCACGGTGTTGATGATGCACAAAAGATTCGTGGTAGGAAACGAGACCTTATCTTATGTAATGAAGCTAATGAGTTAAGTCTTGAAGATTTTGTACAACTGGATATCAGAACAAAAGAGAAAATGTTTATTGACTTTAACCCTTCGTTCTCCGAACATTGGGTTTATGATTTGATGCAAAGAGATAACTCTAAGTTTATACAGTCAACATATAAAGATAACACATTCTTACTCGACCTGGAAATTAAGACCATTGATGACTTAATCATGATTGATCAAGAGTACTACAATGTGTATGCTTTAGGAATACCAGCTAAACACACTGGCTTAATTTACACACACCAAGAAATTATAGCTAAGTGGCCTAATTTAGACAACAGAGAAGTAGTTTTGGGTTTAGACTTTGGTCATAATCACCCTACTGCTCTAATAGAAACCAATTGGCAAGATGAGAAGTGTTATGTAAGAGAACTACTATATGCGTCAAAGCTTACCTCATCAGACTTAGTAAGTCAAATAACAAATATCTTTAGAGATAAAGGGTTTCCTCAGTCAACCACTATAGTTTGTGATTATGCAAGACCAGAAATTATAGATGATTTACAGAGACATGGCTTCAACGCAGTAAATGCTATAAAGAGTGTGAAAGAGGGTATTGACTCAGTAAAGACTACCAAACTATTCGTAGAAGCTGCATCAACACACATATGCAAAGAGTTCAATATGTATAGCTGGAAACAGAACAAAAACGGTACACCTTCGGATGAAGTAGTGAAGAACTGGGATGATGCTCTAGATGCTCTACGTTATGCAATACTCTACAAGAAGAGACACTCTGTAACTGCTGGTAGTTGGGAGTTTGTGTCTTTCTAATTTAATGTTAAAATTTTAACACATTGTGTAATTTATCGTCTTGAAATACCATTTTTTATACTTTATCTTTGCCTTTCCTTAAAACAAGACTAGATAAAGTATAAAAAATGGTATTTCAAGACTGAACACTAAAAAGATATTAAAAAGATATATAGAACATGGAAACAGAATTATTCAGCTTGGTTGCTATTACTTTTCTTTTTATTGAAGCAGAACCTCTTATATTGTTTAAGAGATATTTAGGTTTTAGAGAAGAAGAGTATGACTCTATGTCTAAGTTAAAAAGATACTTCCATAAGCTAATAACATGTCACTTATGTAGTGGTTTCTGGATTGGCTTAGCCTTCACAGGTTCTCTATATCAAGCAGTCTTAGTTTCCGTATTATCAGAATTACTTAAAAAAATCATGTCCTTATGATGACTCAAGAAGAAGAAGCAATTATGTCTGCTCTAATAGAAGACTTAGAGGGTAAATCACGAATTATGTCACATCAAACTGATATTTTATTCAATTTACACAATAAGCAGTATCCCGATGTAAAAGAGTTTGGGAAGTCATGTACTTCTTGCAGAGAAAGAGTCTATAACCGAATGAAAAACTGGCACAAAAACAAACCAAACACATGAAACTTAAAACCTGGAAAGATATTAAATTATCAGTTGCTCAAGAGCTTCTTACCCTTAAAGTTGAAGACTTTGAAGACTCACTTGATTTCTATATTGAACAATTGGCTATCTTAGAAGATAAAGATCCTGAAGCTATAAAAAATCTTCCAGTATCTGACATACTACAAAAGATTTCTACTTACCAGTTCCTAAAAGAATATCCTAAAGAACAACAGTTCACTTCTTTCAAACACAACGGCAAAAGATTCGGTATGTGTAGGCTGAATGAGTTAACATTAGCTCAAATGGTAGATATTGAAGAACTAGTTAACCTTGGGATAGTGGCAAATATGCATAGAGTACTTGCAGTGATTTATCTTCCTATGACTTATTATAACCCAATAACAAAGAATTTTAAACTTGCAGAGTACAATGGCTTCGAGTCTAGAGAAAGTATGTTTTTAGAACTTGATATGGATTGGGTTTATGGGAACCTTCTTTTTTTTTATCGTATCGTCAATCTTTATATGAACAATTTAAAGGACTCTTTGATGGAGACGGTGAACCAACAGATGACGATAATGAAGGAATCAGTTCAATAGAAGGAGCCAAGATAGCTCAAGAAATAGCTCAAAGCAAGAAATGGGTTTGGATTGGAATAATCTACAAACTTTCTGAAGGAGATATAGTGAAGAGTGAAGCTTGCTTAAAACTTAATTACTTACATTGCTTAACCTGGTTATCATACCAAAAAGAAACTAACAAATAATGGCTACAACTTTAACAAATTTAATACAAGAGTTCACTAACATAGCAGACTATAACGTTTTCATTAAGAGATGGGGACATGGTCCTATAAGTGATGTAAATACTGTGACACCTAGAGGTGGTGCTTTTCCTGTTCAATGGGTAATACCACAAACAGTAGAACTAGGAGAAAATGGAGTAGTATACTCAGTCAGAATACTAATTTTTGATGCAGACAGAAGTGATGACTCTCAAAGACTCAACATAATGTCAGATTGTCTTCAGATAATCAACGATGTAGTGAAAGTGTTTAGGAACGGTGGGTCTGACGACTCTTATGAAGTAACCAATATCCCGATAGCTACACCTTTTGAACAAGAGTTCGTAGACTACTGTGTTGGCTGGTATGTTGATTTAGATATATCTACTGACAGTATGAATTCACCTTGTGACACACCAATTTAATAGAAGACACTAGAAACACTTTAGATACTCACATATATAAATCATTAAAGGTTTGTAGAGAGTATGCGACATAACACAAACACATGGCTATAGATAAA